CGCGATGAACCTTTTTTATTTACGAGATAAGAATCTCGTCGTTTTCAATCCAAAATTTAATTTATTAACTTGATTTTGAGATGTTATCTAATGGGGAACTTAAAAGGATTAACTCAGAAGCTTTTAATAACCTTACAGCCTTAATGCGCATTATGCGACGTTATGTTGAATAATGTTTCATACAGATTACATATACACCCTTTTGATTATCAGGGTATATATGACGAACTTTCGAAAAATGAGCAAGAATTACGTTTTTCGTGAATTTGAATGCGGTTTAAGTGTAGAAGAAACAGCAAAACTATGTTTTAAAAGTGTGAGGGCGGTCAAAAATTGGGATGATGGAAAACCCATACCGCCCGAATGCAAACGCCTGATGAGAATGACCAAGGGGAGGGAACTAGCCACCTCCGAAGCTTGGGAGCACTTCAAGATGCACAAAGACACACTAGAACTGCCGACGGGGCAACTCGTAACACCACAAGAAATACTAACCGGAATAGCACTCCTAGAGATAGGCGCAGAACCGGACATGATGATCACCACTAGGATAATGAAATACGTCCGAGCACTAAGTAAGATTCGGAGAGAGTCGTTAGTACCATAAAAGCGAGGGTTAAAAAATTGAAGATACGGGGGGAGACTTTCACCCCGTATTACTATACGGGGGTGACGCGGCACGTCCGCAATCCTCCTCCTCAGTTTTCGTCGTCGTCATTTGTCCTTAGCCACTACAAGAGAATCAATCTCGACTCTCGATTGATTTAGCGCACTATGAGATAGGTGTGAGAGAAACGACGATTGGGAGTGCCCTAGTCGTTTAGAATGGCTTAGCAGGAAAGGAGGGCGGCAGGACCCAAGTAGTTTTGGGTTGCTAACCGCGCCGATTAGATGGGGAAGCTATCTTTAGTTAAGTGGGCGGCTTGGTGCCCCGTCGTCGCTCCGCAACTCCTTATCCCTACGGGGCTAGCTCGAAAGCAATATAATGCACACTAAGGCAGCTGAGAGAAAGCCAAATGGTAGCTATAAGAAAAAGAGTGTGACTCAAAAGATCTTGATTAGTAAGTGACAAAGACCAATCAAAAATGGACTCAATCATTTCTTAAATACCCTCCAATTATCCTTACGGGACTGCTTTCGTGGAGACAAATACCAACCGAGAAAAATCCCCAAAGAGAATATCCAAAGCAAGTCTAAAAACTCTAAAGAAGCGGAAACCCAAAACAGCAACTCAGCGCCCTTTAGATTCACTGTAGACCAACTGATAAACCCAGTAATACCAATCAGAGAAGTGATAGCCACTACGAAGAATCCAGCACTTATACCTTGCAACTTATCTATAAAAGTCATACATCAAAACCTCACATCAAAAACGAATTTTCACTCATAGCTTTGCTACGCATTGAACCAATGCTAGCGACATCCGTATCAACCGCCTCACGTTCCCGAGGCTCAATATGATTGGATGGCTCGCACGTAATAAGACTCTTAAGCTCACCTTGCTTTAGAACCATTAAACATTCATCGAGTAACTCAAATTGAACATCAACCGCATCAAGATAGCGCTTGTTTAGAGAATACAAACCATCATTGGTATAAGCGTTAATGATCACATCAAAGTGCGCCGTTCTCAGATTAAGGCCATTCTTCTCCTTGATGTTGGTGCGCTTATGAAATCCCGATAAGTACGCGTTTTGCAAACCCTCAAAGTAAAGAACTTGAGTTACAGGAACAAAAGGAGAGCTAGCTTGCTGAGTATTCGGATTAGAATCCCCACCGCTAGATAAAACAGAACCGCCTTGAGTAGACGGCGTAGACCATCCAACCGGAACAGATTCCACAGTTTGGCTATTAACACCCGTCGCAGGTTCATTTGTTGAAACCTGACTTTCATCTTGAGTAAATAAATCCATAACGCCATAAATAAAGTACACCGGACAAGCAATCATTAAGAACAGAGCGAGAAAGAATTTCGGGGAGCGAAACAGTGTATTCAAGCCCCCTGATTTGGTAGCGGCACCCGTACCCGTCGATTTGTAGAGAAGATGAGCCTCAATAGGTATTTTTTGAGGAAACAGATTGGCATCTTTCTTTTGCGGAATAACAGGCTTAGCCACATTGGTAGGGTGTTTGTATATCCAAGGTTTACGCTTAGCAAAAAAGAAACCATCCCTATTTTTGTGGAAGAATGCTTGCTCCGCACACGCCTTAATTGAACTATCTATTTGCTGCCAGTCAGGCGAGAGCAACTCGATATCCCAATTGTATTTTCTATGGCGCATAAAGCCTCGTTATAAGTTAACGGGTAGATTATGCGACCGTTGGCGTCATACTCAGCAACACCCAAATCGTCAATCTCGCAAGATTGGAGGGTACTTAAATCAACCGGAACATGGCGAGAATCAAAGAACTCCTTATAACCCTTAGGTAGATGGGGAAGAAACTCCTCAAGAGGGCGATATTTGATTTTGCGACCATCAAAACCAATATTCTTGGAGAAAATATCCTGACACTCATCAATAACAATAAGCGCATTGAGAGGGCACCAACAAAAGAAATGCTGCCAGAGTTCAATGCCAATCTCAGAACGAGAGAAGATACGAATCAACTTAGCAGACGATGGAAACTTGATGTTTAATCGCTCCTCAATTTCTTCTAATGGCTGCATACCCTCAAAGTTAGTCACCACAACGCGACCAGCCTTAAGAGCAGGAAGAATCACAAACCAAGCCGTATAAGCTGATTTGTAAGAACCATTACCGCCAGTACGAATACTAATAGCCATGAATTACCTCGACATACGCATAACAAGTGCAGTGGTAGCACAGTTAACATAAATGGCCATACCCTCAGGAACCTTGAATAACACCCCCCAATATCTAAGTTCAGAAGGTAGGAGGTTAAAGAGCTGACTAAAGAGTGCGCTAAAGCCGATTTCATCGAGTAGTGAAGTGGCAACAAGATAAGAGACCTTAAGGAACTCAATAGCGACCATTAATTTCATCTTTATCCACCATGTTTGGAGCCACACCATTATCTGGTCAAAAAAGTTACCCATATTGGTCAGGTAGTTGTAAATAGTGTCACCAAAATTAGCCATTAACTGAAAGAAGTCTGTCATTACAAAGCCCCCACAAGTGCGCGTATGCCCAACATGCCAAAGATAAACAAGACCACGGCGGATATGATTCCGGCGTTATCCTGCAACGCTAGCATGACTTGGTTTTTTTGATTAATAGCGTTGCCATGCCAGTTAAGCCCCAAATTGTGAGGGTTAAAATCGCCACTATTCACGCCATCGTTAAAGTTAAAGTAAGACTTGAAGTCATTAAGAATTTGTTTGTACTCACCCTTTAATGTTTCAACCTCAGAAAGCAAATTAGCGTACTGAGTACCATCATAGAGAAGAACTGGAGCCTCACCTTGACCTTGAGTTACATTACCAAGTTCATTAAGTGCATCGACAACATCACCAAAGCCCTTTTGATTCGTCGACTGCAAATCACCAAGTTCGTTAGATAGTTGACCAAAACCATTGTTTAAAAGATTGTTCGCAGAAGTAAGCAGTCCATTAGTTTTATTACCAATATCAGACAACATGTCCGATTGTCCTTGTATTGCATTCGCAACGTGATTGGCATTATCAACAACCGTATCGGTATTCAAATCAACAGAAGCCTTGAGAGCATCAAGAGCTGATTTGGTTTCAGCTTGGTTTTTGTTCATGTCGTTATTGATGCCAGTTAGTTGGGAGTTCACATCCTTATTCATCGCCTTAATAGCGGCTAGAGTGTCGCTAGTATTATCAACATCCGGCTCAGGTTTATCAGGGTCAGTACCACCAGAACCACCACCGTCCGGCTTGTCAGGGTCGCCTAAATCACCACCCGATGGAGGGTCAATATCGGTATCACCCGAACATTCAGGCCAATTGGGAGAGAAGATAGTGCAAGACTCAGGGGGAGGGACGTCGCACCAATTATTCTCAGGTGAACAACACATTCCGTATTCTGGATTCCAATCAGGATGTGTTTGATCACATTTATTTTCATCATCCAAACAAGCAGGAAATGAAGGGGAACCAGGCTCACAAGACTCAGGAGGAGGAGGGTTACAAGACATTGCTAAGGACTCGGTAGCGTCACTACATGAAATCTCAGGAATCCAACCATTCCCCTTATCAAAGCATGAATCCTTAAACTTATTCATTTCGTTAATCGTCTCAGGACGACTACAGTAAGGAGGCTTAGGCTCCTCACAGGCACCAGTTTCTGGATTAAATTGCTGACCCTCTGGGCAAGAATAATTACTAATCTTTGCAATCAAAGTATTACTACTAGAGCCAGGCCTACGACAACGAAAATCGCTAAAGTAAATCGAACAATTCCCAAAGTCATCCCAAGTCAAACCAAGCAAATGAGACTCCGTATAAATAGAACCTGCACTAATGGGCGCACCACCCCACTGGACATTGTTGACCTTATACAAGACCTCAGCGTAAGCACTAAACGAAACACCAAAAAAAAAGAAAAAGTGACGCAATGCTTTGTTTAATACTCATTTGTATTCCTCATAAAAAATAACGCCCCACTAGGAGGCGTTAATACCAGACTTAAAACCCCCAACGAATCCACCGAACATCGAGAGAGCGAAAAGCAGGGTGAGTATGGCGGTTAACGTCTCTTGCATAGCGATTACGCACGCATTGAGCCAATCATCATACGAAGACCGAAACCGATAGCCGCAAGACCAATCAGACCAACCACAACTAGCGTGTAGTTAGATTGACCTTCGGTAACCGCAGCGTTAATTGCTGCAGAATGATCAGCAGCAAAAGAGGAAGCAGAAGTAACGAGAGCACCAGTTACAACAGCAGCCTTAGCACCGATTTTTTTAACGTTAAGTTTTTTCATAGGAATATCTCCAAAAGGTTTTACAGGATTAGGCTTTACCAAGCCCTTTAACGATTCGCCCAAGCACATGGCCGGACACAAAAGAGAGCAGCAAATAACCTGTTATCTCAGCGTAAAATGCTGCATCAATATCAAACTCCAAGCTTGCGCGAGTCGCCATCAACTGATAGTCGTCATTGCTCACCACTACGAACGTGCAATTGGCTAACGGCTCGTAGGGGAAAGCTTTAATCGTTCCATCAGTGAGGATTTCCGCACAGACTGAGAGAGTCATAATTCGTCTTCTAACTCCGCAATTTTGAAATCAGTAACTAGGTTGCGCTGAGGGTTCTCAGGGTCAGGTTCGAGAGTCAGAACACACTTAACAGGGAACTGATTTTGAATTTTGTCGAACTCAGCTAGCAAAGCAGGGTTAGCCGACATAGGCATTTGACGTTGAGCCAAACCGTAGGCTTTACATTGACCCTTTGCCGACTTCCAACCCTGATTGGGTGTCAGGATATTAAGTTGAGCAAAGTTATATGGCGTATCATCCTTTTTGGACAAACCAACAGAATGCTCACAGCCAGCCACAACAACAGTAATTGTGTTACTCATTTCATTTACTCCAGATTGATTGCGTTTAAAGCCCGACCGACTGGAAAGTTAATCCGGTCGGGGATATCCGTAATATCCAAGCCGTCAGTAAGACGCTTGATAATTTTTTCATGCGAATTTTTTTCATCGGCATAAAGCTGAGACATTAAGTTAATCAACTTACCGTACTGAGTTTTCGCATGTTTGATTGCGTTTTCTAACGTTGTTTGGAACTGAACTTTCACTGTCGGAATAGCCACAGGAACAACGCTAGGAATTAAAGTAGATAGAGCAGGGTATGCACCCGAAAAATATTGGTCACTGTTGGTCAAAACATCCAAAGGAATAACACGGTAACGGTTACCAATCTGTACCTCGAAACGATTCCAGTTTGGGAAGTCCTTACACTTAAGTTGCGCACCCTTGTGGTAAGCGCGGAATATCTTCCCGTTCTCACGAGCACCTACATAGAACGTATGACCAGCATCAGGAACTAAACCGCATTTTTTACGGTCCTCTTTACTCATACCGCGACCACCCCAAAACTCACCCCAAGATGGAGGCGTGCCACGTGTAATGAATTCACCGTTACAGTAACGCTCTTTAATTTCATCAATCGTCACATTGCCTTGCATATCATCAAGAGCAATATCCACACGAGTTAATTTAGTGTGAGGCATCTGTTTAAGAGAGTATTGAAGCTTAGCCATATCAACGGCCTCGCAACCCTTACCAGAAAACGATACATAAAAGCCAAAGTTAGCCGCACCCCAAGCAACTAAACCAGCTTGAGTACCATTGCAAAGCAACTTAGCTGAATGACGATAACCAGAAAATCCGCCGCCTTTACGTTGGATTTCCCAATGATTACCCTCATAGCTGATTTCGTTTTGAAGTACCTCAAGAAACGATTCCACCTCGCCATGACAAAGCACGTCCAACATATCGATACCGATATTAGAAATCAGATTGTCGTAACACTCTTTGAACGTCTTATCCGTCGCAATGTGTAAATCCGCGTCTTTCAATTCCTTATCAGCCGCAGCAAAGTACAAATCACTGTTAGCGAAGTCGCTACGCTCATCACAGCCCAGAACGTTAGCCAAGTTTTCCATGAAGTAGGCGATTTGAGTTTTCTCACGATGAGCAATAGCCACAACGTTTTGTGATTGGAACTCGTTAATCTGAGAGATAGCGAAACGCTGCTTAGCCATTTCTTTGCAACGCTCAAGTAACTCAGGAGAGCCTGAAAAACTAACGAAGTCGATAATGGTTTTATTCATCGCAGTAATCCGCATCAAAAGCGCCAGACTCACGAAGTTCGCGCTCATTTTCATCCGTGATTTGAATCAATTCTCGACACTCACCACACGCAAACATGTACATTTCTTGTTTGGTTTTGAAGTACTCAGGTTGACCATCAATAGAACACCAAAAGCCGTCTGAGTGATGCTCGAAGTAAACTGGACGTTTTTGAGGTCTATTAAGTTCAAAGGCCATTGTTAAGTCTCTTGGGGTGGCGAGTTAGCAAAGGAATGTTTAATCCCGATTTGTGTAGAATACTAATCTACAAAAGTCGGGTTTGTAAATCGCCCAAAATCGGGTTTGAAGTTATACAATTAGGATAAATGGAGGATTTCTCATGTACCAAAGTAAACTATTAGATGCTTATAAAAA